CGGAGATGTGTATAAGAGACAGTTGTTAAACCTATTAACTGATCATACTCGCCCTCTATAATTCTCTTCGCCGTAGGAAGCCAATTATATACATCCATTATTTTTTTACGCGATTTAGAAATTTCTTCAATCAATTCAGGCTCGACAGGCTTGGATACAATGCTCATAAGCTTCTCTACCGCTTGCTCGCTATCAATGTCTATCTTATAGAATGATTTAGGGGAGAAGTAAGTATCAACATTCGTAGATCCCCAGTAAATCGGGACGGTGTAAGCCATAAAAACATCTGAGAGCTTTTCGCTAGCACACCCTAAACCGCTATCGTTCTCTAAAGTTAAGCAGTAGTCATACTGACTAGCCCAATCAAACTTTTCATTGTCTCCAAAAGAGGAGGATCTTTTAAAATTTTCTCCTAAACCTTCTTGATCCATTCCAATGCCATAAACATCCAGTATTCCTGGGTATTTCTTACAGAAGGATTTTACAAACGCCAGCCTTTTAAGATGCCCAGCACAATGACGTTTATTTGAAACAATTGTGCAAAGCTTTTTAGGTCTCTCTTTCCTCTTAAAGTTCAACATCTCCTGGTAAGTATGTTTAGAAGACCATTCGCAGACCCTGTAAAAGTCTCCGTTAGAATACCTAAACTTGTAAGGAGTTGTATATCTATCCCAGTTAGGAGTGTTTATCCAGGGAGGCTCTCTCTCAAATAATATAACTCTGTTTTGGTCAATGTCATTCAAGGATATTGAGGGATCTACTTGCTCACTTGCAATAATCCAATCCGCGTCATAAATATCCCCCACAATTACTAAATTTTCCCACACACCATCATGATTTGGAGTGAGCTTCTTGAATGACTCAAGAAGTTCACTACTTGGTATCCCCCAGGGGCAAGTGATAGCTATCTTAACTTGCTTCACTTTAATGTCCAACCTTCCCAAACAAAAGGATAGTCGAAAAGTGACGTATGGGTTTCCTTAAGTTTTCCTTGTAAATCAGCCCTCCTCATACCATCAGGATCTGCGAAAGTGTGGAACTGCACCTGAATGTTATCAAACTTGTCAGCTAGGTCAGTAGCTACAATATGCGACAGTAAAGGGTATTCCCCTCCTTCAATATTCACTTTCATTAAATCCACCTTATCAATGGATAGGTCTTCCATGACCTCAGTGATTCCTTTTAATGTTATTTCTTCAGATATTTTACCCTCTTTAAAAACACTAGACTCATCACCATTTAAACTTATGGAGGTTACGGTGTCAGTATCAGCTAAACCAAAGTTAAATACCTTTATGTCTTCTTGGTCAGAAAATCTATCTTTAATAAAATTATAGAAAGAAACTACTGGCTCAAATACATAAACTTTGCATCCATATTTACTGTATATGTCGTGGGCAAAGTCTCCTTTGTAGCCTCCAACATCAAAAACAATACTGCTCTTAGTTAGCTCGTAATTAAGCAAATGGGTATTGTCTCCGTCATCTGCAAACCATCGTTGAAACTCATCCATGGAACTATGATAGCTAAACCTACTACACTAAAGGTAGAGATTCTTTAGTAAATTCCGGCTGCTCGGTCTGGTAAAGCCAGGGGTCATCAGGAGTTAATATATTAAAGTGCCTATGGATCGAAGCCAAACCCACATCAAAAGCCACATTAGTTTTCAAGCATTTATCTATGACCTCAACGCACACATCAATATACCTTTTAGATGTGTATATGATTGCGTGTGTAGAACACATGTTATAAATTCTCTTATACCCCTCTGAGTGTTTAGACGCTAGAACAACACCTCTATGCCCAAAAGGACTTCCTCTTACGAATCCATGGTCTGAGACACCCAAATAAATAGCGTCCGCATCTTTAGGTATTTTTATTTCTTTACTATACGACCCCATTAATCCAATATCATCCTCTAAAATTAGAGTCATTGGGTTTAGCCCTCTTAACAGGGTTAAATGAGAAAGACCGCAACCAATGACTCCAGTAGAATGTTTTATCCCTTCAAATCTTTGAAAAGGTTGATTTATCGAGTTTAAAATTTGTGTAGATTTGTGAAGTCTTTCAGGAGACTCATTTAAATTTATAAGAAAGGTAGGAATACTGCTAAGACTTAGGCTAATAGAGTTTTCCATGCTTCTAATATTTTTTCATCATCCCAATACTCAGCCTGAGTATCATTTCCCTCATCCCCATGATAGTTCACGTTAGCATACTTACACTCCGCTTTTATAAGATTAAACGTCTCTATCTTAGGGGAGTGATATACATCCGTGACAGTGTCATACACAGCTTTCATATCGCTTGAAATGCCCCTGTAAGAGACTTTCTCTCCTAAAAAGGGCAATACCTCCGTAGCAAAGTAACCGCCGTCAGTGATGTTGCCATAAATTCTGATGTCATCATGCCCTTCATCTAAAGCTCTCTGTATAGACTTATGAACCCTTTTGTTTTGGTCAATACTCCCAAGGATGGCAGCAACTTTTTTAAGTTTGAACGAAGGAGTATACTTTGTAACAACATTAGGAATTACGGTCCCTTCAACACCCTGCCACTTCTTTTGGAAGTCAGAGACAAAGTGAACAGCGTCATGCTTCAGACCTTCTACTTTCTTTATTGGAAAGATTTCAGTCTCATGAGTTGAAAGTATCATCTTAGCACATCGGCTATTTGGAGGCTTTCTGAAGTGATAGATCACGGTATCATCAGTGTTAATTAAAGGCTCTTCTCTTTTAAATGCACACTTGATACCTTCCCATTCGTGAGGGCCATAGAGACAAGCCTTCATCCCGTTGTTATTAAACAGATTAACGAGATTGCTAAATGCCACGGTACTACCCCCTGGCCCAGTGAATCCACTAAGTATTCTAATCACTTATCTTATGTCCTGTGTCTTTTATTGCTTGCATGTAAAGGTCGTATCTCAACTGGGAGTTCTTTCTTCCATCAAACAAATCTTTAGTTCTGTCATGGAGATTTTGACCTAACTCCATTCGATGTTTCTTATCTTTGCATAGCTTAGTAAGAATTTTAACCCACTCTGACTTAGGGGCATCCGGGTCGAGAAGATACCCAGTCTCACCATTGATAATAGTCTCACTGTAACACCCTACATTGCTCGCTACTAGAGGTATTTTATACCTAGAGCATTCAGCCACTTTAATGTCAGACTTGGAGTCGTTAAAATCATTGGCTTCCAGAGGGGCTATAGCAACGTCCATATTCGCGTAGTAAACGCCGTAAGCGTCAGGAGGTAGTGCATAGTGTATTTGATAGTTTTTGTTCCCCTTGAAGCCTCTCAGGAGGCTCTGCATGTATTCAGGCCAGACCTTAGCCTCCCAAGAATCCTTAGGCTTGTTAGCGTCGGGAGGAGGATGACCATAAAAGTCCCATTTCACATTTTCTTTGCCCACCTTTTGATTTACTAAGTGAGGGATACTACTAAAAACTTTAACATCGTTTCTATGGTGAATACCCGCAGCGTATCCTACCCTAGTATGCTTAGACTTTGTCCTAGGATGATTCCACGCAGGTAAAGTGTAATCTAAAGTATTCTTTACGATAGCTAAACATTTTCCTATGTAAGGTTTAATTCGTTCCGCGAACCTAGCCTGGGTAACCGTCACTAGATGAGAGTTTGCATAAACAAACTTTGTGATATCCGCTAGCTTATTTTCCTTGTACACATCATAAAGATGGTGACCCTTATACAGGTCCGTTAAAAGATCGTCAGTGTCGAAGTGCATGAACTTCCCAAGCTCTAAAGCTATACCACACACTCTAGCAGTGTAAGGACCACCCCACTTCAAGATGTTTGCCATGAAGACGATATCGGCCCAGTTCATGTCATCAAGCTTATCTGAAGGAGGCATCGACCCCGAACTAGGGTCTAATTCTAGGGGGTTGTCCGTATACCTCACTTCTACCTTGTCACTTAGCTCCTCAGACATCATCTTCATTGGAGATAGTTGTCGATAGTAGCTACAGCCCCCATGATTCGCATACACAACTAGGATCTTTAACTTGCGGTTTAATTCCATAGAACTGTATTATAGCCCTGTAAATATAGGTATAAAAAAACAGGAGGCAGGCTTATAAACCCACCCCCTGTTTAGTTATCTAACCCCAAGATAACTACTCGGTCTCTTCTTCCTCTGCTTCCCATTCTTCGTCTTCTTCTTCAAAGACTTCCTTTGTGGATTCTGAACTATGGGCTAACCCCAATGCACTTGCCATCGAAACCAATGCATCCTTCACTTCCACCTTACCATTCAAAGGTGCCACAGACTTCAAAGCGTTACCATAGTGCTTCCTCTTTCTGCGTGACAACAGCAGACCTAGAGCTTCAAAAGCAGCTACACCTGGGACCAAGGTAGTCGCAACAGAAAGACCAATACCTAGAACTGAGTCTAGCCATCCTTCCCCAGGGTTCGTAAGGTCTACGGTATTAAGCATCGGATCAATAACACAATCCTTATCAACAATCACAGGAACCTTACCTGCCGCCTCAAACTTTGCTCTGGTGGCAGGATCAAGGGTGCCAAAGTCAACTGGGATCACCTCATTCATACACTCAGGTCGCACGTTGTCAACAGTCGTAACCATCGTATCCTTGAAAAGACTCTCAAGGAAAGTGCAACTCTGCATAGAAAGGGCTAAGGTCAGAACGACTAGCCCACTGATAAACTTCTTATTTCTCATACTTGTAATTCCTCAATTGAAGGGCCATCAGGCTCAAAGGGAGGGGTCGAATCCGTCTTAACCGGATTAAGGGCACTTTCAAGATTCATAATGATCTCCTTACCCTTCTCATAACTATCAACCTCAACGAGAGGTTGAAGATTCAATTTATTTTCCATCCACTCAGCTACCTCAGCGGGTGTTCCTGCACGAGTCTTCTTATACTTGGCAGAAGACTCGTTAAAGTTAACGTAGTTACCGTTCTTTGTAAGACGAATGTTAAAGTCATTACCATTCTCCAGAGAGATGATAGTGCTGTTATCAGGGTCTGCCTCATCTTGGAAGTCCTCGTTTAGCATCGAAGCAAACACAGGACTGAAAAGCTGCTGACTCATTGCAATGTATCGAACGGGATTCTCGCCAGCCTCTTGAAGGTTTCGAATAACTCCGATAGCATAGAATCGTGGCTTGGCTTTGATCTTTACAGCCAAGTCTCCATACTTAGACTTTACATTCTTACCTTCGGAATCCTTTCCAAGGTTAAGTTCCTTGTGACGCTTCCACAGATCGAAGTAGTAGTCACATACGGGGCACTTCTCCCCCGAGGTCTTGCGGCACTTATAGTTACGCCACATCCCCTGATCATCCTGATACTTATGGACTGATCCTTCCGAGAAGAACTGCAAAGGATCTTCCTTACCAGGAAGGAACCTTACAATATTATCCCCGTCTTCAAACGTCGCCCACTCCGACGATTTTGATGCCTGTGATGAGGGGTTCTCATCTGCCATCATCTTCTTATGCATCTCTCTAAGTTCTGCTAGTGTTTTTGCCATGTTTATCTCCTTTAGGCTATTGATTGCTATGTGCTAATACTACTGGTAAAGCTTGGATTCCATTCTGCTATTAGCGGACAGTTGGACAAGCATGTCTTTCTTCATTTCAAGAGAGCTACAGATGCCTTTGGCGTATCCATAAATTTCTTGACGATCTTGAACTTCTTTATTTAGGCTCGCCGTTGAAGGCAGTGAGTTTACGAAATCCTCACCGGCTACAGCGGTCAGCTTTACTTCCTTACGCTTCTCAGTACGCGCACCAGACTTAAATTGCTCAAAGTTATCTAGTGCGTTATCAAGGAGTCGCTTGGACCTGATCATTATACCATGGTAGTATGAGAATTGGGCAGTAATCTCAGAAAGTTCTACTGCAATGTCCTCAATAAAGGTAAGTTCCTTTACAATGTCGGTGTAAAGCTCATGGGTGATTTCAATATCACCTTCAATTTTAATTAATTTAGCCATTGAAAAGTATGGGGTATAACCCAGGGTTTAATAAATGTACCAGCATTGTCTGCTTAGAAAGGCATACGACCAACTGTTCGTTTGTTAGGAACATCCGTTGACCGTCAAAGTTCTTCTCATCATACCCGGAGGATTCCAACATACAATGATACACCTCATGAATAATAGTCTCTCTAGCATCCAAATCAGAAAGGTTCATTTCTAATTTTATCTTCCTAGAGTCAAACTCTGTCAGACCATCAACTTTCTCGGAATCAGCCATCAGATTGGAATGTAGTTCCAATTCAAAGATAGCCCAGCCCACACTGACGTTGTTAATTTCTTTCTCAACAAGCTTATTATAAACGTGTTTCTTATTTAAAACAAAAGGGAAGTTATCCTCTTTACTATGTTTGGGCAGTATGCTCATCGTTAAAAGGCTCCTTCATCCTTAGTGTCGAATAGTCCACTGAGACATTGATTAAGTAATGCTGCTTTGAATCTCTAGCTTTCATTACAAATACTCTCATTACGCCATCGTCATACTCTTCCTGGTTTTGATTCAATGAAATTGCCCAGTCAGCGGTTCTAATTTTACCGTAAGAATCACCTAACTCAGCATCCGTAATAATGTTTACCCTTCTAGCCTGCCGGTTAGTTTGGGTAGCAGTCCATAAGAGAGCGTTCTGCTCCACAGCAAGTCCCCGTAGCTCCTCAGAGATCCTCTGCTGGGCTTGATACTCAGCGTCAATCTGGCGGTTGGGCCTTAAAAGCTCAAGATAATCTACAATAAGAAGATCTGGGACAAAGTCCCGGTGAAGACGTAATTGCACCAGATAGGCTCTTAGTTGATTTACATTACAAGCTCCCGTAGGAAACTCCTTAATAATCAACCTTCCGCGAGACTTCTCTTTAATCTCACTCAAGACCTCCTTTAACTTCAATTTTGCAAGAGGCTTCTCTTTGAGATCCTTATTGTTAAGGTCCGATAAAACAGAATCAAACCTACCGGCAATCTTGTCTTCACTCATCTCTAAGGAAACGTAAAGTACATTCTTACCCTCTCGGATGGCTGTTGCCCCTTGGTTTACAAGGTAAAGAGACTTTCCTACCCCTGGAGGGGCTGCTACCATTGCTAACTCCTTCCTGGCTAACCCCCCTTCAAGGTTTCGGTTGTGGGTAACAAAGGCCGTAGGTATCAACTGATCGCGCTTGTCTTCTGCATTTCGTTGTAATCTAGTGTTGACATCCGTAAAGTAATCTTGACCTACGTCAACGCTACGGTTTACCAGTAAGGCGGATTTCACAAGCTCCTCCACCGCTCCTGGGTCACCCTCTTCATTTAAAATGCCTACTGCTTTCCTAATTGCGTGCTCCATAGCCTTTTGGCGAGCAAACATCTCTACAGTATCTAAGAGAAACTCCCGGTCATTAATGCAAGACTTGTCGAATGAGTTAACTTCAGCAATAGTACCCACATAATCAATACCGTCATTAGAAGCTCCCGAAACCTGATTCAAGATGTAATCAGGAAGAACACGATCAGAAGGTAGCTTACGATACTCGTCGTAATAATTACTAATACCTAAGAATAAATTCTTGTAGGCGGGGAAGTCGAAAAACTCTGGCTTCAAAAGAGGCATAATCTCGGAGAAGAATTCCAGGTCATGCTTGAGAAGGTATAAACACCCTTTTTTAGTGTTGTCAGAGATGTGATAAGGCATAGTTTATTATAGAGTCTAGAGGTGTAAAATAAGGTTACTTACGTGATGCTTTTCCTATTGTCCCGTCTTTAGTTACTGCTTGGTTTATCTGTTTTAAGTTTTGAATCTTATTCGCTCTCTCTTGATCGTTAAGCTTTCGAACCTGCCCTTGCTCTCTCAAGACTTCATAGTTAGGCACCACCTTCTTGTAGTGTTGATCCCCAGATTTTACTCGTTCCTTCGACGCTTCGCAAGACTCTTTAAGGAATTGTTCGGCTTGCTTTTTATCCATACCTTCCCGTGCGAACCTTTGACGCTCTTTCAAAGACTTGTAGGAGTTTCTACCTTCACCCACACTGAAGTAATAAATCGAAGATCGTGGTTGGGTCTTTTTCTTACAAGTTGGGCACTTGATAGTATCAAAGTACTCCATAGACCATACCTTTTCATATTTATGCCAGTAAGTGGAGTCACCATCCCAATCAGGGCTATAACAAAAGTCTTCAGTGCCATCAAAAGTAGGCACCTTGTCTTCATGAATCTTTCTGCCGACTCTTGCTTCATAATAAAACAAGCCTGTCTCCTCTGACCTCTCTACAAAAGTAGAGCAAGGACCACACTTCTTACACTCGTAGGTTTCTAGTAATGACATTAAGCTCCACACTCCCCATCAATAGTACACACCTCTGCTGGCATCTCTGCAATAGCTCTCTCTTCTGAGATAAGCTTTCGGGCCATTGCAATATTCTCTTCTGTAAGAGGGATAGGCTCTAAAGGCTCGTTACCCTTACTACCTGATCGGTAAACCGTCATACCCTTCAAGTAAGGAGCAAACTTTAATGCCATTCTGGATGTCTCTTCAGAGGTAGCGTCCGTAGGGAGATTGATAGTCTTGCTGATTGCATTATCAGTATAACGTTGGATACAAGCTTGAACAGCCATATGCTCATGCGGAAGAATATCATAAGCCCCAACAATATGAGTGCCATCTGATCCTGATTCCAAAGCTTTCTTAAACATAGGGTCTAAGACTACTTCCTGCTTCCAGGTGTTGCCTACGCGATAACGGCGGTTATACATGGGTGCAAAGATTGGCTCAATGCCAGTAGATACCCCGTGAACCATTGATATTGTGCCCGTAGGTGCAGCGGTGAGGATAACAGCATTACGAATTCCATTCTCCTTGATAAGCATTCTAATTCTTGCAGGCAAAGTCTTTGCAAACTCTTCCGACAGGAACTTCTTAGAATCAAACTCAGGGAAGGAACCCTTTTCACGGGCAATATACATTGAAGCTAGGTAAGCCTCGTCACGTATCGTAGCATACAGACGATCAAGGAACTCAATGCACTTATCGCTACCATACTTCAAGCCAAGCTTAATAAGCATGTGAGCTAAACCCATGGTGCCCAGGCCAATACGACGGGATCGGTTACCAGCAATCTTACACTCCTCAAGAGGGTAGTGATTCACCGTAAGGATGTTATCGAGGAATCGAACACCACTACGAATAGTTCGTGCTAGAAGCTTCCAATCAATATCTGAGTTATCCTCAGTAACCATATTAGCCAAGTTTACATGCCCAAGGCAACAGTTAGCATACGAGTCAAGAGGGATCTCACCACAAGGGTTTGTAGCGTTCATCTCTAAGAAGTATGACATGTTGGTGTAGCGATTAGTGAGCGAGATATTGAAGATGCCGGGATCGCCCGACTTCACTGCATTCTCCCAGATTCTATTCCACAAATCAATAGCTAAGAACTTAACCTGCTCTACATTCTCAAACTTATCGTCCCACATGTTAAGGTGATGTTGAGATGCTCTTGAGAGTGCGTCTTCCTCTGATAGAGCCACAATATTAATGATTTCGTTGGTGCCGTCACTAGAGATTCGATTAG